GGATCCTGAAATGGGTGGTGCACCAGGAATGGGTGGTGGACTTCCACCTGATACTGGTGGTGGTGATGCAATTCAATCACCAGAAATACCCAAAGATCCAGCGGCTCCAAAAAATCCAGCCGGTGGTGTAATCTAAATAAACTTTAAAGTAATCATTAATCAACATGGATGACCTTATGGACATGCTCGTCAAAGATGACGAGTCTGCATCACAAATCAGTGATAAAATCAAAGACATTTTGTTTGCAAAGAGTGCAGAACAGATTGAAACTATCAGACCAAACGTTGCTGCATCAATTTTTGATGAGCCAGTTTCTGATGAAGAAATTGAATCTGAGGTAGAAACAGAACCTTCAGAAGAAGAGTAATACTAAATACCTTTATAAGTAACTATTGTAATTAAAATAATGGGCGCGACACGACCAGTAGGAGTCAATACTACTTTTACAACTAGTAATTCTTCTATTCAAACATCAGCAATTCCGCAACAATCGGATACTATTAGAGTTGTAGCACTGACTACAGGGGTTCATATTGCATACGGTAATAACCCAACCGCAACTTCTTCAGACTTTTTTGTATCTACAACTGATACTGCAGAGATCTCACTTGGACCTGTAGCATCCCAAAGAGTTGTTGGATATACCAAAGGAACTACTACAACTCTAGATTTTCCAGAAGGAACTGGATGTCCTTTTGGAGTAGGAGAAGCAGTATCGTTGACTGTTGATGGTCAAGCAGCATTTGATTTTACACATCAAAACGTTCTATCAGTCAATAATACTGCTGGTATTGATGGATTTTTTGGTACAAGATGTGTCATTGATTATAATTCTTCCTCTGTTGTAGGAACATTTGATCCAAATTATGCAACATTGAGAAGGTCAATTAAGGTTGCCGCAATTACAGCATCTGGCTCCGGCACCGTTCACATCCAACAAGTACAAAGATCCTGAGAACAATGAGACTTATCAGAGAAGAAATCGAAACCGTTGATTTTATCGTTGAAGAAAAGAACGGTAAAAAGAATATGTACATCGAAGGTATCTTCCTTCAAGGAGACATATGTAATCGCAATGGAAGAATGTATCAAATGGAGGGCCTGAGAAAGGAAGTCCAAAGATACACAGAAAACCATATCAATGCCGGAAGAGCCCTTGGAGAACTTGGACACCCGGATGGTCCAACAGTTAACTTGGATCGTGTCAGTCACAAAATTGTTTCACTCAAAGAAAGCGGAACAAACTTCATTGGTAAGGCAAAACTCTTATCAACCCCAATGGGTCAAATTGCACAATCACTTATTGGTGAAGGTGTCAAACTGGGTGTTTCTTCTAGAGGCATCGGGTCATTGACCCAAACTAAAGAAGGTATCAACGTTGTTGGTTCTGACTTTATGTTGGCCACTGCTGCTGATATTGTAGCAGACCCTTCTGCACCTGATGCTTTCGTTGAAGGTATCATGGAAGGAAAAGAATGGATCTGGGATGGTGGCATCCTAAGAGAATCCATGGCAGCAAAGACTTACAAGCAAATTAATACACTTGTAACTACTAAGCAACTTGATGAACAGAAAGCAAAACTGTTCAGTGACTTCCTCAACAACCTTTGAGTTGTTGGCGTAGTTAAAAATACTAATTTATAAATAAATATAGATTAAAAAAGGTTAATCGGAGAGTTCAACAATGTCTCGTGACAATTTACAAGAAATGGAGCAATCTAAAACTGCTGTGAACGCGAGTGCAAAACCTGCAGAGGGGATGCAAAAACTTGCAGGTGGAGCAGTAGCAGGTCAGACTGGGTCTTATGAAGATCTAGGTGGACCTACTCCAGAAAACTACAAACCCGACAATGATTCTGCAAAGCTCAGAGAGCCTAAGATCAAGACTGTCAGTGATGTAGTCAACAGAGGTGCAAAAGCAGCAGACCCTATGAAGAAAATGGCTAAAGAAGAAATCGAATCCCAAGAGGAAGAGGTTCTTGAAGAGGACCAAGTTTCTGAAGAGGAAATTGTCGCAGAGGAAGAAACCATTGATGATGGTGTTGACATCGAAGAAGATGTCAATGCTCTTCTGGGTGGTGAAGATCTCTCAGAAGAATTTAGAGAAAAGGCAAAGGTTATCTTTGAAGCTGCTCTGAATTCCAAAGTAAAAGAAATCCAGGAAACCCTGGAAACCCAGTATGAAACAAAACTGGAAGAAGAGAGAGAAGCTCTTAAAGGTTCTCTCACTGAAAGAGTTGACTCATATCTTGAGTATGTCTGCGAAGAGTGGATGACTGAGAATGAGTTGGCTATTGATCATGGTCTTAAGACAGAAATGACAGAGTCCTTCCTTTCTGGAATGAAGGGACTCTTTGAAGAACATTATGTAACTATCCCTGAAGAAAAATATGATGTTCTTGAGAGCATGGTAGAAAAACTTGATGAAATGGAGACCAAACTCAATGAGCAGATTGATAAGAACATTGGCCTGAATAAGAGACTTGCTGAGTCTTCAGCTGATGTTATCCTCAATCAAATTTCTGAAGGTCTTGTAGAGACCCAGAAAGAAAAGCTTGCCTCACTTGCTGAAAGTGTGGAGTTTGAAAGTGAAGAAGAGTATCGTCAAAAACTGGAGACCCTGAAGGAGTCATACTTCTCAGGTAAGTCAGTTGCAAAATCTGAAGCACCACAAACCCTGTCTGAGGGTGTGGATTCAACACCAGCACCAATTGCTGGATCTATGGATGCATATCTGAGAACACTGGGTGCTTTCAAACAGTGAATTTTTAATTAATTCAAACCCTTACAATTTCAACAAACGGTAATAGCAAATGTTTCAATCAGAACATCTGCAGGAAAAGTGGAGTCCACTCCTCGACTATGAAGGTCTTGATCCTATCAAGGATAGTCATAGAAGAAGCGTAACCGCAGTCCTGCTGGAAAACCAAGAAAAATTCCTCAGAGAGGAGCAAGCATTCAGTCAGGGTATCAACCTGATGGAAACCCCCACCAATGCTGCTAATGCAGCTGGTGCTTCAGGTGGTTTCTCTGGTTCAGCTGATGGTGCTGGTCCTGTTGCAGGTTTCGACCCTGTACTGATCTCTCTGATCAGACGCGCAATGCCTAACCTGGTCGCATATGACCTGGCTGGTGTTCAACCAATGAATGGTCCTACTGGACTTATCTTTGCAATGCGCTCACGCTACACCGATCAGGGTGGCAATGAGACCTTCTATGATGAAGTAGATACCGCATTCTCTGGTCAGGATGATGGTATGAACCTGACAGGAGGCATGTCTGATGCTGCTGTTGGTTTGGGTACAACTGCACAAGCAGATTCTAACCCTTCAATCCTGAACCCTGTTGGTTCTGCATCCTCCACTGGTTACAGTGTTGGTCAGGGCATGGTCACAGGTGACTCTGAGAACCTAGGCAATGGTACTGGTGATCAGTTCAACCAGATGGCATTCTCTATTGAGAAAGTCACTGTAACTGCTAAGTCAAGAGCTCTGAAAGCAGAGTACTCCTTGGAACTTGCACAAGACCTTAAGGCAATCCATGGTCTGAATGCAGAAGCAGAACTTGCTAACATCCTCTCTACTGAGATCCTTGCTGAGATCAACAGAGAAGTCATCAGAACCATCTATAAGGTAGCTGAGCAAGGTGCTGTTTCTAACACTGCACAACCTGGTGTATTTGACCTTGACATTGACTCCAATGGCAGATGGTCTGTTGAGAAGTTCAAAGGTCTTCTTTTCCAAATCGAGAGAGATGCAAACGCAATTGCACAAAGAACTCGTAGAGGGAAGGGCAACATGGTCATGTGCTCTGCTGACGTAGCATCTGCACTGACTATGGCTGGTATCTTGGATTATACCCCTGCCCTGAATGCAAACCTGAATGTTGATGACACTGGCAACACCTTTGCTGGCACCATCAATGGTAAGTTCAGAGTTTACATTGACCCCTATGCTGCAAACCTGACCAGTGCTAATGCTGCTGGTGGTAATCAGTACTATGTTGTTGGTTATAAGGGTTCTTCCCCTTATGATGCAGGTCTATTCTACTGCCCATATGTTCCACTTCAGATGGTTCGTGCAGTTGGAGAGAACACCTTCCAGCCTAAAATTGGCTTCAAGACCAGATATGGTTTGGTTGCTAACCCATTTGCTGAAGGATCTAACCAAGGTCTGGGTAGACTCAGAATCAACTCTAACCGCTACTACAGAAGAGTTGCTGTTAAGAACCTCATGTGATTCAGATTCCATATCTGGAAATTTCAAGAGACCCTTAGGGGTCTCTTTTTTTATGCCTATATAAAGATAATATTATTATCGACGTTATGGAAGTGATTGTTGAAGGTAAAGTCAAGACTGTGTATCAAGGTGATGATGCACAGCAAGTCATCATTGAGTACCATGATAAAGTAACTGCTGGTAATGGTGAGATGGTTGATCATCCTTTAGGAAAAGGATCCCTCTGCTGTAGTATCTCATCCATTATCTTTGAGAAACTTGCCAAAGAAAATATCCCAACCCACTATATCAATATGGTTGGTGCCAATAAGATGATTTGTAAGAAGGTAGATATCGTTCCACTAGAAGTCATTTGTAGGAACCGTGCTGCTGGATCTATCGTTCGTGAGACAACTTTAGCAGAAGGTACTCCACTACCACAACCGATTGTCGAGTTCTTCTTGAAGGACGATAGTAAGCATGACCCTTTACTGACACCAGACCGTGTGCGTCTGAT